GCCGATGTTCTCGGACACGCTCATGATTGAGAACGAGCCAGCGGTGCCGGCAGCGGTCAGTGATGTGATGAGTCCGTCGGGATCGTGGCACTCGATTTCCCAAGTCTTCGTCACGAAGCCTGCACGACTCACCCTGCGGCCAGGAGCACCGGCAGAGCCGCCGACGTTGGAACGATTCGAGACGTCAATCGTCTCGCATTCCTCGGTGAAGCTCGCCGAGATGATGCCTTCGCCGAACGGAGGAGCGGACGCTGCGTCTTTTCCGAGAGAGATTGCCATTGGTTCGTTTTCCTGTGAGAGTGGTTAGGCGCTGACCGTGCGAGAGCCGCTGACCGTGAAGGTGATAATCCCGTCGAGCGGCTGGCTCTGACCGATATTTGTGCAGATGTAAGTCGCGTTGCCGGTCTGCGTGCCGCTGATGGTGAACGTCCCGCCGATGCTGACGCCGGGAGCGTCCACGCACTCAAGCTCAATCGTCTGCTCGATGAGAGCCTTGCGGAACTTGCGGGAAGTGTCGCCGAACTTGGTGACGTCAACATCTGACGCCGAGTTGGTGACGGTGCATGACCGAGCGTTCGCGACGCCCGTGATAGTCACGTCTTTGCCGAGCGTGATCTCAACTGAGCCAATTGGCATTTGGTGCCCTCTCGTGTGCGAGTGCCAGCGGTGCGGCTGGTTCGCTCACGGTATGGGCAGCAGGGCTGAATCTAGACCGGGTATGCCGTGGCTAGTTTCTCGCCAGCATGTTCCGCCACTTCTCGTTGGCCTTGCGTACGGCTTCGTCTACACGCTTGGAGCCCTGCATGTAGGGGCGAGCCGGATAACGAGCCATTCGGGTGATCGTCGTCTTCTCCCAGTTGCGGCTGTAGCGGAAGCCGCCCTTGTCGATGACCCACTGGAGAGCACCGTATTCGTACTGGTTCCTCTGCGGCAGTGCGTTCGTAAACCGCCCCTTCTCGTCTCGCCCTTGGCGACCATTGCCACGCTTTCGCAGGTACGCATTGCGTGCAGCCCCGACTCCGATACGCCACGCCGTCTGCTTCACCGTGCCGCCCATCTGGTGCAGCTGTGCCAGCCAGGGCTTCGTCTTGTACGTGCCAATCACAGCCGTGCCTTTGGCGGCATCGTAGACGTCAATGATGTCGTAGTAGAACCATTTCTTAGGTGCCCACGACTTTATCGGCTGGCCGGCAGCCCGAGGCGTGCCAGACCCGTACGCCGTGATGTCGAGGTACAGACCACCAACAAACTCCACGGGTGTGCCTCGTCCGGCACGTCGCTTCGCCGCGTTGCTTACCTTGCCGCTGCCGCGTCCGATTCCAGCCTTTGCCGCGTTCTTGATGTTGTGCCCCAGGTTAGACAACACCTTGGCATTCATCGCACCGATCATCCGACTGACTTTCTGACGGTCGAAGAAGTTGCCTCGGAGCGACGCCCGCAGCTTGAGCCGACCGAGCGTGTCGGCAGACATCTCGCGGCGATTGCCGCCGATCATGCCGGGACGGATGAACGCCCGGCTCATGCCAGAAAGCATCGACGGCATAGCAGCCTCCTAGACAGTCGGCAGCACGTTCGTCTCGAACACTCGATACGTCGCCGTGATCACGGCACGCCAGACGTTTCGCTCCGTCAGTGCGTCGTCGGGATTCAAGTCGATGCTGACCGTCTGCGGGCTGGTAACGCCAGCCGGCCACGTTACCGCTTGCCCGAACGAATGGGCACGCACGTAGAGCATGACGCTGTCAGCCAGGTCAAGCATGCCATCCACTTCAGCGTCAGTCGTGACGTGACGCCCGACGAAAACCGTGACGGTGTAATCTACTTGCATCACTTGGCGGCTGATGCGTGACACGTCAGCATTGCCAGGCACGACGAACACGCGGGGCACGCTCATGGCGTCTACGTCAATGTTCACCCAGTTGCGACGCTCGACGGTGGTGGACGGAATCGCCCACGTCACGGAATCTAAGCCCGTGGCGAGGCTGTCGGCGATAGTGCGAAGGACGCTGCTCATATCACCACTCCGCTGCTAGTGTTCGCTGGACAGCCCATCGCATGAACGCCGCCGTAGTGCGTGCCGCCATCACGCCCGCTGCGAGCGAGAACGTGAGGAGGGCGGCGAGGAAGATGGGGGAGCGGATCATGTGCCTAAATACGCTGATGTAGCTGGCGTAAACGTCGTGCCGCTTGGGTAGCGGGCCGCCTTGGTAATCCGCACTTCGTCAATGTTGCCCGGAAACCAGTATTTGTAGGTAACGTCATAATCTAGCGCGCCGACTTTTAGCGTTGCGGTATTGTTTGCAAGCGCGGATGTATATGAAGTGCCGCCGCTATTCAAGAGCACGCCATCCTTGTACAGATACACGGTATTCCCGCTTCGCACCGCCGCAACGTGATACCACGTATTCAGCGCGAAATTGGCTGTGCCCGATATCAACGTTCTAGCTCCAGAGGTGCTTGTCAGTCCAAGATTGAGCAACTGAGCACTAGACCCTGAGACACCAAAGTTCCATCCCAGTGATGATGGCGTGCTGCTTCCGTCATCGCGGGAAATAATAATCGCACCGTGATCACCTTCGTATGCAGATGGATATGCCGACAACCTTATCCATGCCTCAACCGTAAAATCTCCGCTGAAATAAAAGTTGTCGCTGGAAGCAAATCGCACGTAATCGGTGGTGCCGTTCAGCAGCAAACTTGCGCCACCAAACTTACTCTGCGATGTGCTGGTCTGCGCAGAGCCAATGCGAGTAGCCGCCTGCGCGTACGCGCTGCTGTCGGCAAACGTGGTGCCGCCATCCGCCCCGTCACAATGCAGCAGCAAGGTCACGGACGAAAACAGCGGATCCCAAGAACTCAGGGCCGCCCGCGCCCAAGTGTTGCTTGCCGATGCAACATAGAAATACGAACCGTCATACGCAATCTGCCCAGCCGTGCCGGTCGCCGTCGCAGATGCTGGTACGCTTGACCATGACAGGCCAGAGCCACCACTCGCCGCGACCAGTTCCCACGCATAGCCCGTCCACGAGTAGGTGCGTCCGTTCTGCGTCGACTGCTGCCCGACGGTTGGCGATGATGGGAAAGAGAGTGGCATGATGACTCCTACGAGATGCTGAGTACGGCGGTGATGCGGTCGTTCAGGTCGCTGTCCTCAGAGTCCTTGGCGTAACGCAGGACGAGGTACTGACCAGCAGTCACCGAGAGCGTGCCGGTGGATGCCTGCGTCCCGGTGACCGCGCCTGAGACGTTTGTCAGACCAGAAAGTGAAGCCACGTCTGGCGACTCATAGCTTGAGCCGTGGTTGCTTGGCGACGACGACGTGATGTAAAGCCGCCCGCCGTCAGCCCCGGCCTGCGAGCTAGCCGTGACTGTGTAGCTGAGTGTGCCGGTGGCTCCGATTAGTAACCACAATCGCGTGTCGGCACTGGCAAAACCTGTGCCCGTAAGCGTAGCAGTGACGGTGGTGGTGCCTGTCACCGAGTGGGCAAACGAGCCGTACTTATTGGCGTATGTCACCGGCACTGACGGTGCCGCCGCAGGCGTCACCGCACTACTCGCCGTCGAGTACGCACCCGTGCCTAACGCATTCACCGCCGCCACGCGGAACACATACGCCGTGCCGTTGGTCAGACCTGTCACAACCACCCCGCTGGTTGCCGTTGAAGCCGCTCGCGTGAAGGCCGTCCAAGACGTGCCGCTGTTGCTGCTGAACTGAACGGTGTAGTCCGTGATCGGGGTCTGTGCGAGTACGCTGGGTGCCGTCCACGAAACGGTCGCCTGTGCGTTGCCACCTGTCGCCGTGACGCTGGTCGGTGCTGCCGGCGTGAACAACGCGCGGAGGTCCGCGTCTGTGCCAGTGCCACCAGCTGTGCCGATCTCGACGTAGACTCCAGACGCATCCCACCTATAGGCACGGCTGGCATCGGTGCTGACGTACAGGGTGCTGCTGGCCCCCGTCGCCGGGAAGCCCGCCGCCGTCGATGCCTCAACGATGTTTGCGGAGCCGCCACCACTTGAGCCGCCGCCACCGCCGCCCAGCGTCACGCTGACGATGTTGCCGCTGGCAGTTTTGGTATACGCCTTGTTATCAGCCCAGTTGATCGCCAGCTCATTTGCTTCAAGGTCGCTAGTGGTCGGGACTGCGCCGGTGGTATAGCTACGCTTGGGCTTAATTCTGTTGGGCATGACTTCTCCTATACAGACACCGGCCTACGGACTAGAACCGATGCCGTCGTGGCTGTTGTCGTGCCGTAGGAATTTGAGGACGTGACTACACACCGGACCGTGACATCGCGGCTGATGGAATACAGCGTGAGCGACCCGCCAGCCGTGCCGTAGGGGACGTTACTGAAAGAGAGAATGGACGGGGCCGGCGACACCCAACTGCTGCCGTTGAATGCCTCCCACTGCCGCGTCGTAGTCACGCCGCCGAAAATCTGCTCGCCGTAGGTGACGGTGACGGCGTTGCTCTGCGACGGATACCTAACCTCGCTCGGCCCGTTGATGATGTTGATCTGCGGAGCAGTCGCCCATGTGATCGCAAGCTGCGCCGCAGACGATGTGACCGCTGCGGCACCCGTCGCCGTCAATCTGCATCGGTAGTACGTTTCGCGATCTATGTCATAGGTCAGGCCCGAGAGCGATAGCGTGCTGCTCGTGGCCCCGCTGACATTTGCCCACGTTGACGAGCCACGACCGCGCTTCTGCCACTGGTAGACGAGCGTCCCCGAGTTGACACTGGCCGTGATCGCGAACGATGCCGTGCTGGCCGTGTTGGCGATAGTGGCGGGCTGCGGCTGCGTTGCAATGGTGATGACCGGGGCGGCTGGCACGATCACTGCCACGTCGAGCGATGCCGCGTTGCTCGTAACGGATGGCAGGCCAAACGCACTGACAACGCATCTGTAGAGCGTGCCGTCGTCTGCCCCCGTCAGACCTGTCAGCGACAGCGTTGCAGACGTTGCCGCGCTGATCGCCGCCCATACGCTGCCTTGGTTCTGCTCCCACTGGAAGCCGACAGGCGAGCCCGTCGAGGCCGATGCGGCGACCGTAAACGAGGCCGAGCCGGTTGAGCCCTGGTTGACCGAGATGCTCACGTCTGACGGGTGCTGCGTGATCGCGATGGACGCTACCACGCCGACGTAGTCGCCGCCGTCAACGGCATCATCGCCACCGCTGCCGCCTAGCGTCAGAGACTGAACCGACCCATCAGCCGCCTTGACATACACGATGCCGTCAGCCCAGTTGACGGCGAACTCGTGCGGCCCAAGCTCTGCCGCCGTTGGCGTGACGCCAGCGGTATAGCTTCGCTTTACTTTTTGGCGGTTTGGCATGTCACGACACCGTGAGTGTTGCGGGCTGGCTCGTCACGCTCGACGCATTCGCTGCCGACACGACCACGCGGAAGCGGTCGAGGTTGTCGGCGTTACTTGTCAAGCCGGTCAGGGCGAGCGTGGATGATGTCGCACCGGAGACGTTGGCGAAATCAGACTGACCTGAGAGTGTGATCGTCGCTGCGATGCTGCTGTTGTACGCCACAGTGGCGAACGTGCTGCCGCCGTAGGCGACGGCCTGCCAGCTTGCGGTTGCAGGCAGCGTCCTCTGCGTCCATGAGATGCCGTCAGTGCTTGTCGCTGCGATGTTGCCGCTGGCGGCTACTGCGACAAATGTGCCGCCTCCATAGGTGACGCTAGTCCAGCTTGTGGCTACAGGCATCGCCCGCTGCGTCCAAGTGATTCCGTCAGGGCTAGTGGCTGCGTAAGCGGGCGTGTTGCCGAAAGCAATCGCGACAAACGTGCCGTTGCCATGCGTGACGCTTTGCCAGTTCGCGCTCGCTGGCAGTGTCCTCTGCGTCCATGTGATGCCGTCAGTGCTAGTCGCTGCGATACTGTAGCTGTTAGCGACTGCGACGAATGTGCCGCCACCGTAGGCGACACTGAGCCAGTTTGCACTCGCAGGCAGCGTTCGCTGCGTCCATGTAATTCCGTCTGCGCTCGTCGCCGCGATCGCTGTGTCATACGCCACTGCGACAAAAGTGCTGCCACCGTAGGTGACGCTGGCCCACGTTGCGTCAACAGGCAGCGTCCGCTGCGTCCAAGTGATACCGTCTGTGCTTGTGGCTGCGATTGGGCTACCGGAGGAAACGGCGACGAACGTGCCGTTTCCGTAGGTGACGCTGTACCAAATTCCTACTGGCATCGCCCGCTGCGTCCAAGTGATACCATCTGTGCTAGTGGCTGCGATGCTGTTGGTACCGCCTCCTGTAGACACCGCGACAAACGTGCCATTGCCGTATGCAACGCTGTACCAGTTCGCGCTCGTAGGAAGCGTCCTCTGCGTGGCAGCGAAACCCGCCGAATCGCTCTTCTGCCACTGGTACGAAAGCGTCCCACTCGGCTCTGCCACCGCAGTCACGGCGAACGTCGCTGCCCCACTGCTTGCCGTCTGGCCCGTCGGCGGCGAAGTGATCGTGATCGACCGAGACAGACCGCTGGTGCCGTAAAACCACCCGCCGTCGATGTCGTCGTCTGCGGCAATCGTGATGGTCGATCCGCTGGCAGTCAGCGACACGTTATTGCCAGCCGCCAGCGTCAACTCGCCCGTCAGATTGTTGAGCCCTGTTACATATGGGTGGTTGTGATTCGCCGCTGCCGCCCCCAGCGTCAAGAGTGACGGAAGCGTGTGGACGTGATCGCTCCTGCTGGCAGTCGAGCTAGTGCCCGCCGACGCTGTGCCGAGAGCCGAGGGCGTGGCGTCCGAGAGCGATGCACCGCCGCCAGCACCAGCGGCACCGTCAGCCCCTCGCGGGATGCCGAACGCCAGGGCGACCTTTGAGCCGCCGTCGCTGGGTGTGGCCGTGACGGTGGCAGAGCTGCCAGCCGATAGCGTAGTGGCGCTGGCCGTGATCGCGGGCGTGACGCCGTTGGTGCCATTGGTGCCGTTTACACCAGCAGCACCGCGAGGGATCGCAAACGCCAGAGTGAGATTATTGCCGCTGGTTGTCCCCGTCACGCTGGCGTTGCCGCTTTCCAGCGTCGTCGTGCTGCCGACGCTCACTGTAGCCGCTGGCCCAGCCGGTATGCCGATGTCTAGCTTCGCAGCGAATGCCGTGCCGGTGTCGTTCTTGACGTACGCCTGCGAACCAGCAGCGAGAGTCGTCACGCTGTTGATTGCCAGCGTGCCAGAGACGACCGTGGCATTACCTGGCGAGATTGTTCCAATATCGACTTTGACAGTGCCGCCATTGCCAACAGACGCATTGACCGTCGATCCGCCTGATACGGCGACGTTAGCGGCTCCTGCGTTCGTGACGTTGACCGTGATGTCGCTCATGGTGCCTTCGCGATGAAGTCGCCGCTGACAACCGTGCGAGTAATGCCAGCAGGCGTCACCCACCGCACGAAATGCCGGTACTTGATTGCCGGTGACAGCGTGACCGTCTGGGCTTCACTCGCGCCCCATGCGAGCGTGCCGGCGGCAGCGTTGACGACCGTGATCGTCGGCGTAATAGCAGTAGCCCCAACAGCGTTCACGGTTCCGCCGCCGCCACCGAAAAACCCGTTTGTGCTGACGACGTAGACGCCAGCCGTGAACGTGTAGCCTGTGACATCCACATCAAGGTCAAGCGTGAAGTTGAGTTCGTCCGCTACAACAAATTCAACAGTCAGGTCGCCGGGCAGCTGCGAAAACGTCGGCATAGAGTGCTCCTATCGCTGGCATTGTCACGGCGACGAGCAGCACAGCGACCGGCTATGCCTTCACCCACGTTCCCGTCTCCTCGTCCAGCACCCATCCCTCGCCTGGGCAAGGCGGCACGAAGGCGTCAATGTCCTCTCGGTACTCGTAGCCTATGCCAGCGTAGTTCAGCCGGAACGGCGCGCCGCCGTCGCGGTGCTGTCCTGCTTGCGTGTGATAGCTGGTCCGCAGACACCGTTGCCCGCGAAGCTCGGCGTAGTGCTTCCCCCAATCGACGCCTTCGTTTTCGTCGCGTCCGACGATTACCTCGGTGACGATGTTCTGATCGTTGAGAAAACAGTAGTGAGCCATTAGGAGAACGTCACCGTGCCGGTGCCCCCTGTGATAGTTACGATCTCGTCGCCGCCGGAAAACGTGATTGTCGAACTCAGGCCAGCAGAGAGCGTGATGTTGAGCGTTGCGGAGAACCGCAGGACGACGACGCCAGATCCGCCATTGGTTCCAAAACCAGTTACTGTCGAGCCACCACCTCGGCCGGAATTAGCTGCCCCCGCGCCAGTCGATGCACCACCCCCCGCAGAATACGTTTCACCGTTTAGCGAAGACACGCTGCCAGCACCGGCGGCACCGTGTCCCCCGCTTGACGCCGCGCCGCCGGGGCCACCTGCGCCACCACCACCACCTACGTTGTAGACGGGACCGGTGGAGTTAAAAAATGATCCCCCACCAGCGTTGCCTTGACCGAACAGTGCTGCGCCACCTGTTCCAAATGCGTTCGCTTGCGCACCCGCGCCGCCGCCCGAACCACCGGCAATGCCCATGCCGCTATTCCACGCAGACGGAGTGCTGCCGCCTGACGTGGCGGAATTAGCTCCTCCACCACCACCACCGTAGGCGTATATCTGACCAAACGCACTACGCCCGCCGTTCACGCCTTGCTGCAACGCTGTGCCGTTAGCCGCCCCACCTGCACCGACAGTGACAGAGTATTCGGTGCCTAAATTTACCAGCACAGAAAGCACTTCCAGAAAACCGCCCGCCCCGCCGGGGCCGCCACGGTACGTTGGATTTCCACCGGGCACGCCTCGACCGGCACCACCGCCACCAGCGACAACAAGCACACGCACCTCGCGGCTGATTTCAGACCGCAGCCGCGAGCCACTGATGAGCGATGACGAGGCAGCGCCAATGGTCATGTGATCTCCACGCCGAACGCTGAGAACGCGACGTTAGCCGAAGCGGCGTAGACCGAGATCACATCGGTCGCCGCCAGCGTCACGCCCAGCGTGAGAGTTGCCGTGTCGTTCGCTGGCAGGGCAGCGTCATAGGCAACGTAGTGCTGGTTGGCGATTGACGCACCAGCAGACCGCACGGCGATCCGGTAGGTCGTGGCACTGCTGGCAAGATTGCAGATCGTGATAGTGCTGACGACTGCCTGCGTTGCCGATGGCACCGTGTAGAGCGTTGTCAGCGTAGTGGCTGCCGGATTGGATTGCCCGAGAACTTTGTGAGCCTGTGGCATACGTCAGCCTCCCATCAGCAAAAACGGATGTATTGAGTTATCTACCGCCGCACTGCCACCACCACCCGAGACGCCGACCTCCACGTAGAAGGGCGATTCCCACTGGAATATCCGAGAGTTACTCTCGTCTAGGTACAGCGTCGTTTCTGACCCAGTCGCGGGGAACGCCGACGCGCTCGCATGCACTGACAGTGACGATCCACCACCAGACGCAAACTGCGTGACGGTTCCGTTGACTGCCCTGTAGAACAGTTTGCCGTCTGCCTCGTTGACAGCGATCTGGCCGCTGACGAGCGAGGACGGCACGTTGCCTGCCGTGGTGCTTCGGAGGATGCGTACGGTGTTTGACACGTCAGAACGTCCCGCCGTTCAAGTCGATGCCTGCAACCGAGCCACCAGTG